GTACACATCATCAGTAAAAGGTCCTAATTGTTTTTTTTCCCAAATTTGAGGCGCTAGTACTATTGGAACTTTAATTGAACCTGAATTTCCGGAACTGGTTGCTTCACTAATCTTATTCTTTTTCATATATTTTCAATTAACAATAAATATACAATTAAAGAATAATGGAACAAGAAAGACAACCAATGGGGTTATTATTTGACAGTGTAGGGTATAATAAACCTGAAGATGTTGATATTCTAATTGATGAAATGACAATAGAACAATCTTTTTATTTATTAACACAGTCATTACACTATGTTCACAATACTCGATTATTTACAATGCAAGAAACAGAAGTAGTATCAAAAGCGTTAAGAGTTCTTCATAAAAAGATATCAAGTAATGATGAAGTTATAGAATAAAAAAAAAAGGTCTCACGGGACCTTTTTTTTTTTTTAATATATTATCGCTCTAATAAATTCTTCTGATAATGAAGGTTTGTGAATCACAATTGTCTTACCTTCATTTTTCTCAATCAATTTATCTAAGGTTGTTTTAAATGTGGTCATTATCAAAGAACGTCCATTAACTTTTATTCCCAACCCATCAGTGTATTTAATTTTAGTTTCTTTCAGTTTTGTTAAATCATTACCACAAGTTGGACAAAATTTAAAATTAGATTTTACTTTTGTATTACATTCTTCACAATATTGTCTGATATCCTGAGATGTCTTATTTTTAGTTGTTAGTGGTTGTATCTTATACAATATCTGATGAGAAGTGTAAGAATTAAATTCCTCATATGAGTTTTGGAAATTTTGATTAGATTTCTCTCCTTTCTCAACTCTACCGGTTTCAATTGATTTTTTGGAACGAGTACGAGGTATACTTAAATCAACTGATGATGTATTAGTATAGTATGCATTTGAACCTCCAATCAAACTTGAGGTATTAGTTGTAAATGTTGTTGGAGAAACATACCCACCTGTGTGATTTAAATTTCCACACAATACATTATTCGCCCATGGACGATATGTACCGGAATGGTTTAGATTAAGATTATTTGTGTGAACAATCTTTTCATCATAGAACTCTACCCTAACATCCCCGTTTAACGATATTGCCGATTGATTTTCGGAAGTATTATTAACAGAGTAGGTACTGAACTGAAATTTATTATTAGTGTCTAAAAACCTCTCTAAAAAGATTCTTTCACCCGGTCTTAAAACTAAACCACTTTGAGAGATATAATCTCCGTTCAATTTAATTTTACAAAGTACTGTTTTTCTTGTTGGGTTATGAATTTCGAATTCGAAATTGTCTTGGTCTTCCATGAAGACTACGTGTCCATTGTAGATTTTTAGACGCGATTTTTTCTTTGTGATGTGAGCGTTTGGTTTGCTCACCGCAGTTGTGTAATTCATTTTACTTAATTTTATAATAGTTAATGACTATGTTACTGATACCTTCGTGTCCGTGAATACTCAAAAGTCAAAATGACTCGGGACCAATAATCTAAAATCTATGAATAAATATATGTGAAAAAATTTTGCAGTGTAGTAAAAACTATTTATATTTGTAGAAAATTTATAAATTATGAAAAAAATATTCTTACTTATCTCAATCATCATCTTAATGACTTCTTGTGTGTCTTCAAAAGAATTCCAAGTTCCCATGACAGAAAAAATGTATCAAGAGAGCAAATTAGAAGCAAAATTAATAAGAAAATCAAAAAAGAAAAATTTTCTAAAAAATTACACTAAAAATTTTGTTAATTCTATACCTGATGAAGACCTTAAATTAATGACTAAGGACACTATTATTGTTGTTTATGACACCACTACTGTTCGGTAGTTGGTGTTATAACAATACCACTTGGATATGTATTCCCATCATATTTAAATTCAGTCATAACAAAGTATCCATCAAAATTTTCGATTTTATACATTAATTTTTTTGATAAAAATTTATCTAATTTATTTTGTGGTATATTAGCAGTCATTACCGGATAATTAATTTTTACTGTATCACCTATATTAAATTTAAAAGTACGATTTCTACCATCACCTAAAGGGTTAACAAACGTTCCATAATAAGCGGCCTTTTTAATTTTAAACGTTCCGGTTAAAATATTATTACCCATCTTTAAATCTGTTAGTTCATACCAATTATTTGTCACTATTCCTATGTTTATACCTAAATTTGGACCAACATTAAATCCTTCAGTATTTGCAATCTCTAACACCTTTTTACTATCATTTACCTTAACCTCATCAGATAACGCTTTCATCTCATCAGGACTAACATTATCGTCGATTGACCCCTCAATCGGTTTACCACATTTATCTAAAACTGCTAATATTTTTTGAGATGTGTTACCTCTTGCAGATTGAGGGTTAACACAACCATGATACACAACAACACCTTCCCCATTAACAATTTTAACTTCTTGAATGGATGTATGACAATTAGCACTTGATATACATCTTGTTGATAATATTAAAGTTTTTTGATTCCAATTTGGGTCAGAAATTATTTTTTGAACCATATCGTTAGTAACGGTAAGTTTTGCGGTTCTATCACAAGCTGTCCTATCTTTTAATACTTTTTCTCTACATTCTGAATTATTTAAATCTGCAATCCCTATTGATGTACTAGCTAAAAATACTTCAAATTTTGCATTATCACAATAGTGACCACCTCTACAAGGGAATTTTGAATCTTTCTGACCGTAGTAACTTACATCAATAGTTAAATCAACTAAACAACCATAAACATCCTCTTTTTTAGTTGAGGATAATGTAATAATAAATTTAACATACTGGTCATCCAAATACTTAGGGTCTTTAGGATTATCTGTACCTCTAATATAATCGTGTTTTTGAGTACCAAGCTCAACATTTGTTTGAGGGGTTGGTATATTTGGCATTGTAGTCAAATACTTTGATTCAACTAATCCTTGGAAATAGTTAGTTAAATATTCTTGTAATTTTTGGCCTCTTAATTTTGCAAGTTCTCCTTGAGCCAAAGTTTTTTTTAATTCATTGTCAAAATTAGTTACTTTAGATTCACCAACCTCAATCTGAATATTAACTTGACTACCATTATTTTCTTGTGCAAATTGAGCAATCTCCTGTAATTTAGCGTCCAAATCTTTTTTACCTTCACCCAATTTGTTAATAGAATAAAATCCGGCAGGAAATGATTTTTTATCCAACTCAAAATTTTTATCTGTTGTAGTTATTTTTTCACCAATCTTAACCTGTTGTTCCTTAATTAAATATAAGTTTTTAGTTGCACTCTCGTGAAGATTTAATATCCTATTTCTTTCGTCTTCGTCTATATTCCATGTTTGTTTAATCATTTCAACTATTTTATAATAAATATAACCAAAAAGTTTTGTAGGTAATTAAAAAATATTTATATTTGTACAAATATTAAAACATCTACACATATGAAAAACTTAATTACCATCATTCTTTTTATTTTTATTTCGAATCTATCATTTGGTCAACTTACTATCAGAGAGGCAGGAGACTTTTATGAATTAAACGATTTATGGAAACGTGATTCCATATCAGTTAAAAAATTAATGGATAACTATAAAATAGATACCACTAATTTAACTAATGTTAAATTTTTTGACGAATTTGATTTAAATGTAGAATTACACGAAAAGTATTCTTACACAGGATATTCATATGTTTTACACAAGACAACCGGAGTAGTTACTATGAAAACAGTTTCTTATAAAGGAACTTTACCAAGTCCTAACAAATATGTTATGGTTTTTTGTTTTGATGATTATGTCGATAAAAAAATTATTAATATTAAGGTATTTTAAGAATAATAAAAAAAAGGGTCTATTAAGACCCTTTTTTTTATTGTTGTTGCTTCATTATTTGAGGAAGTTTAATAATTAATCTTCTATTAGGAGCTGTTTCATTTTCATCTTTTACATTAGGATATTTTTTACCCTTAGCAAATTGGTCTGTTTGTCCAATACCTTTAGGGATAAAGTTTAACTTAGTTCCCGGTAAACTAGTCTTAAGAATTGACACAATTGCCTCAGCTCTTCTTTTAGATAAATTCATATCATAATCAATTCTTTTTTGGTCAGGAGGTCCATCTATAGATGCAGAACATATAACCTCAACATCCCCTTGAACATTTGCGTAGTTTTCCTTAACAGATTCGATAAAATCTTTAAATTCTTGTTTAGCCTCATCTGTTAAATCAGTCTCATTAAATTTAAATGGACTTGTAATATTTAATTCAAATGGTATTGGGTCCGGTGTTGGGTCCGGTGTTGGGTCCGGTGTTGGGTCCGGTTCTCCTGAATAATATGAAGTATGTCCTGCGGAAGGATACAAGTCCAAATAAATCCCATCACGACCTCTTTTAACATATGTAAGTGGAGATATTGAACCATCCTCTGATTCTTTATAACCTTCACTCTTTAATATTTCTATTTCTCTTCGTAGTACTTTAGCAGTAAAAACTATTGGTCTACCAATCATTTTTGGGTCTCTTGGTTTTTTTGGAAGTTTGTCTGATACAAGTCCTATGAACTTAAAATCAACATTACTATACTCTTGAGGTCTAACATTTTGAGCCGCTGAAATATTCGGCCATTTATCGTCGGTAATTAAAAGGCTATTTTCAAATCCTTTATTTGGCATTATTAATTCTTTATCATTAGGATTAACTTTAAAATCCTCCATATTACCATTCATAAAAATTTTAGGTATTACCATACCATATTCTTCGTCTAAGATTGCATAGTATAATTTACCGTTACGAACTTTAAATTTTAATCCGGTTCCATCTATTTCATAGTAGGATGTAGGCTCAACTTCATTTTGTTCTGATAAGTACATTCTTTTAGTTGCACTCTCATGAAGATTTAAAATCCTATTTTTTTCATCCTCACTTATATTCCAAGTTTGTTTAATCATTGTTATTGTTTTATTATAAATACTTTATAAAACAAAAAAGGGTTCCTAATGGAACCCTTTTTATATTAAATAAGATTTTTGATTATCTCAATTCTCTTAAGTCGAATGTTCTAACACCATCAACTGTGATACGTCCGTAGAAACGGTTATTAACCATTTTCTTAGCGTAACGTGTCATAATACCTTTGATAGGTGTAAAGTTGAATGGGTTATACATTGTTGGAGTTAATTGTAATGGTACGTATGGTGCGTAGATATAACCTGTGTCTAACAATGATGTTCCTTTGTGTCCCATTAACACTTGGTTTGGTGGGAAGTAAGGGTCACGGTAAACTTGGTAACGTCCTGCAAGAGTACCAACTCTTTCAATACCCATGTTGTATTGGTCTTGCTCAGGAGAAGCGTTTGATACGTGGAAGTATTCTAAATCGTCAAAGATAGCTGAGATTTCAGAAGAAACTACAATCCAGTTAGCCCCACCTCTTAATGTAGATTTGTGGATTTGAGCAGAGATTTGGTTAATCGCTGTGATAAGCGTTTGGTTCCAGTCTTTTTGAGTGTAAGGAACTGCAGAAGACCCTAAACGTTTCCAACCATTGTAATCCCAACGTAAGTTCCATGCTGCACCTTTACGTAAATCTCTTAAGATTTCACGGTCGATTTCAGCCGCAACTTGCTCAGATAATAAAGCTGTTAATTCAGCTTCAGCATCGATGTTGTGGAATGCAGCAACGTCTTGTGCCATTTCAGGAGACCATTGTGCTCTTAATTTTCTTTCTGTTACAGAAACAGTTACTGACATTAAGTCAAAAGAAACCTCACCAATTCTATCTTCAAACTCTAAGTTTTTGTAGATTCTATAACTAGCAACGAATGCGTTGTTATTTTCTGTGTTACTTGAGAATGTTGAACCTGTGTAACCGTCCATTGAACCACCACAAGTAATACATACTGGTACTTGTAAATCAACCTCTAAATAGATTTTTCCTTCAGCATCACATAAGTTGTCATATTGACCACCACCTGTTTTACTTTCAGGGAATAATAATGTAGAGTTGTTGTTTCCGTACTCAACAATACCTTTACCATATCTTTGAGTAACAACTCTAAATAAGTAAGGGTTAGTTGTATTTGCAGATGTATACCAGTTAGTTCCAACACCTTTAATAGTTAAATCAGCTAAGAAAGATTCATTGTCCATTGGTTGACCATCAGGACCGATTAATTTACCCGCTCCATTAGATGCAAAACCTGACATAACGATTAATACTTTTCTATAGTCACTAGTTGAATACGAAGAAGGTACTAATGAATCACCAGCCCAAGCAACAGTAACAACTTTAGTTCCATTAGTACTTAAATGAGTAACAGCAGAGAATTGTCCTTTTGAATAGTCATATAAACCTGGTGGGTCTAAAGCTGGTTCGTTACCTTCATAGAATCTATCGTAAAGGTCTTTAGTGTTGTTGTAGTCGTAACCACTTCCTGGTCCATCAGGTCCGTCAATTGCGTTGTCATACCCAGGTGCTCCGTAAGGTTTACGGTGAATACCATTAGTAGATGTTGAATCTTCAGTATACGATTGGATGTTTGGTACGAAGTAGAATAATTTACCGATTGGTAAGTTCATAGCTTGTACAGAAACGATGTCGTTAGATAATAATTTAGAGAATACTCTTCTAACAATTGGGAAAACCACTGTTTCAAATGCACCTGTATCAGATGTAGATGATGCTTCGTTAATTAAATACGATGCTTGGTTTTCATATAATTGTGCAACGTTTTCTCTCATGTGACCTTTAAGACCCTCTAAGAATCCTAATTTGTCCCATTTGTTGATTGTGTCTTCTTTGATAACTTTAAGGTGTTTTAACCCGATGTTACCAACTAATCCTGATTCTAATAATGCTCCCATTTTAAAATATTTGGTTTTTAATTTTTATTTATTTATTTTTGATTACCCTAATTTACTCATCAAATCTTTCATTCTCATGAATTGCGGATTTTCGTAAGTTTTTGATTCAATTAAAGTAGTCGATGAACCTGTAGATACAGTTTTTTGAAGTTTGTTCTCCACTGATTCACTAATTGATTTTTTAATTTCCGG